TCTAGCATGATGGAGTACGTGATTGCGTGGTCGATTGATAACGGGGTACAACTGACCGATCCTGTACCGGATGAATACGCTGATTGGGCGAAACGATGATTCCCAAGAAACCCACCAAACCACGTCGGCCAAAGCTCTCTACCATGCAGGACAAGGCTGACAATCTAATGAGCCTCTACATTCGTCAAAAGTACGCAGATAACGGGATGGTCGAGTGCGTCTCATGCGGAAAGATTATCCACTGGAAAGACTCAGACTGTGGCCATTTCGTGCCAAAGGCTAGAGGCGCAGCCGTTCGCTACGTGGAAGAAAATGTCCATCCTGAGTGCCACTACTGCAATAGGTTTGATGAAGGCCACCTGATCGAATATACCCGATATATGATTGACTTCTACGGGCATGAGAAGATCGACGAGCTTAAGTCAGAGGCTCGGAAGACATTATCCCCAACGCATAAACGCGAACTTGTTGAAAACGCTATCGAATACTACGGAACCCGACTCAAGGACATGGAATGACCGTCAACCAATACAATCCGCCCTCAACCAGATACTGCCAGAACTGCCAGACCACGCAGCCTATAGCAGGAGGAAAAAACGTACCCTGCGGCGGACCAATACGCCAGCGTTGGCTGTGCGGACGGTGCATGGCAAATCGGATTGAGCGGCGGGATAGGATTGCGAAGCGGACGGAGATGGGGCGATGATAGAACGAGCATATCGATACGGCGATCCAGCCAAGGTTATCGAGATGGAAGAAAGCCACACTTGTAAAGGATGCATAAACCTAGCCCGACTTTGGGGAATTCAATACTGCCTAAACGACAACAATGCGCACAAACGCCGCTGCAAAAGCTATTACAACCCGACCGAAAGGGAAACTCATGGCGCATCGTAACGAGGCCGCTTATCAGATGGCCCAGGACTGGGTTAAATGGCTCGATAGTCGCAGGTTTCTTGGCCCACCTTTACAGAGAAATATTCTGGCTCAATTCATGCCAAGCAAGACCGGTAGAGAACCTAATGGCCCTATGTCCGCAGAACTCAATGCATTTAATCTTGCCGTATCAAGTCTAGATGTTGGCGAGTTTGTTCCGTTCGTTGTCATCTACTGTGAGATTAAGATTAAACCAATCAAGTCTATTGCAGCAGACATGGGGATTTGTCGAGATACATTTTATGAGCGTGCCCATTGTGCCGCGTCAAAGTGCATCGGGCTGGTCAGGATGCAAATCAGATTAACAGGGAAGTGGGAAACTACCGATAAAGCCATTCAGACTTAGTGGTAGAGAAGTCATGCGTAGGAAAATGCCCTACAAAATAGCGTCCTACACTTAGCCCTATTTTTGCTATTGTTTCATCTACCGTGGCAGTCATCACCTATCGATTGCTTGAGTGCCTTGCGGATTCCTTCGCTGACGTTGCCATTGCCAAGGCGCGTGGCGATAGCGATGCTTTCAGCGTCAAGGTAGGTATTTACCTTCTTCCCCCCAGCCATCTCAGACGGTCTCCCAGCTGTGCCAAGTGCTGCCGCAACCTTTCGGCCGTCCAGAGAGCGAATCTCGGACGCATTGACCTGGACATAAGCTCCGGTTGCCTCAATGCGCACCAATGCGCCGGTATCGGTTTCGTCCTTGGTCACTGTGCCGAGCGCAGTTGATTTGGCGGGTAGTGTGTTTGTGTATAGCCGCCAATTACCATCTGTATTGACGGTAAGGCGGCCACGATTATCATGTGTCATGGCCGATTCCTTTTTAGCAGTATTCGCCGGTTTCGACATCAAAGAATACATCTACATGGCTAAAAACCTTTGCATACGCCCAACGGTCGCCTCCGCAGCGTTCTTTTGTTATGCGCATCTTGATTGCGCGCAGAGAACGTTTGCCGTTGTAGATTTCAGTAGTTCCAACTTCGCCTTCGCCAGACACGATGCGTATTTCGTTGGTTTCGATAAGCTTTGTAATGTTGGACATTTTTAACTCCTACCCCTGATTTCCCGAGGTGCGGTTAGTTGGCGTTGTTGCCTTCCATGAGTTCTATTATATACGCACAAAATTAGATTGCAAGTGTTTTGTGCGTAAATAACAAAATATTTTCATCAACCAAGAAATCCGAATACTTTATTATGTGAGGATGAATATGACTGTAATCGATGCTCTGAACCAGAAGCTGGCCGATGCACGCGACGAAGTTACCAAGATCGAAACCGAAATCGCCAACATTCCCGTAGAAGTGCATAACCTTGAGTCCGACACTTGGGCCAAGATCAAAGCTTTCTTTGGAATTGCCTGAACCATCATCATTTTAGGCGCGGACCACTCCGCGATGAAAAATGGCAGCACGAAATAAGAAGATCAATCACGACGATAAAACAAAACGCCTGATAAGGGCTAGTCAGCTTCTTAACCGTTTGAATCAATTCGCAAACGGTGAAATAGACATGACACAAGCCCAAGTCAACGCGGCCAGAATCGTTATTGGCAAGGAAGTACCTGATTTAAAGGCTATTGAAGTACGCGGTAACGAGGAACAGCCATTGGTACATGTGTTCACATGGAAAAGCTGATAGAAATTCCGTATAAGCCGAGAGACGCATTTAAGCCGCTACACAACACACAAAAACGATGGGCTTGTATCGTCGCACATCGTCGAGCAGGCAAGACGGTTGCGTGTATCAATCACCTGCTCCGCGAAGCATTAACGACCACTAAGACAGATTTCCGTGGTGCATATCTGGCCCCGTTCTACCGTCAGGCCAAAAGTGTTGCATGGGATTATCTGAAGCGATACTCGTCAGTAGTGCCGAATGTATCGATGAACGAATCTGAACTTCGGATTGATTATCCGAACGGGGCGAGAATCCAGCTTTACGGAGCGGACAATGCCGATGCGCTGCGTGGTCTATTCTTTGACTTCGTGATTGCTGACGAATATGGAGACTGGCGACCGAGCGTCTGGAACTACGTTATAAGGCCTGCGTTGGCGGATCGTCAGGGCAAGGCGATCATCATCGGTACACCAAAAGGTAGAAACCTATTCTGGGAAACATACAGCCGCGCTGCTAATGATCCCGAATGGCTAGCCATCAAGATCACGGCATCGTCCAGCGGAATTCTTCCTCAGTCCGAATACGACGCACTTAAAACAGAGCTGGATGATGACGCCTGGCGGCAGGAAATGGAGTGCGACTTCGACGCCGCTATTCCTGGCGCGATTTGGGGGCGTGAAATATACCAGGCTGAAGTCGCTGGCAGGATTACACGGGTCGAATGGCAAAAGGCATTCAAAGTTCATACCGCGTGGGATCTTGGATACTCTGACGATACGGCTATCTGGTACTACCAGGTCATCGGCGGAGAAATACACATAATCGACTATTACGCCGCATCGGGCCGAGACATAGAGCACTATGGAAACGTAGTTGCCGGAAAGCCATATAGCTACGGGACGCATTACTTGCCGCATGACGCGAGAGCCAAGACACTCGCCTCCGGAGGTAAATCGATCATTGAACAACTCTCGAACTACCTGGGCCATAAGCACCTTTCGATTACGCCACATCTTGACATGCTTGACGGAATACAAGCAGCCCGTGCTGCGTTTCCTCGTATCTGGATTGACTCTGCCAAATGTAGGGATGGCATAGAGGCCATCAAGCAATACCAGCGAGAGTGGGACGAGGACAAGAAGGCATTCAAAGATAAGCCTCGTCACGATTGGACCTCACATGCATCAGACGCCTTTAGGTATCTAGCAGTAGCATGGCGAGAAGAACAAAAACCTAAGGCGCCAGACGACCCAATACGCGGTATCACCGTCGGTAACAACACAGTGACACTGGATGAACTGTACGCCTCCCAACGGCGGATAACTAACACGAGGATTTGATATGCCAGGCATCAACCAAAACGGCTACAGTTACCGAAATATCTCTGCTAGCGCGAACGTTTCGAACGTTTCATGCACGCTGGCCGGTGTTTTTTGTTCGACCTCCACGAGTGGCACCATTGCTATTTATGACTCGGCCACAACCACAACATCATTGCCTGTTACCGGAACCATTGCACTGACCGCAGGCCAGTTTTATTCGGTTCCTGCCGGCCTGGGTTATGGCTGTTACGTTGTGATTGGCGGTACGGCTAACGTGACGGTATTTACGGCCTGATGACTGACGTTGTACTACCCAAGTCGGTTGAGTATTACATCAACCATATCTCCCAATACGAGCGCGAGTTCCGGAAATGGGAGGGGCGCGTCAAGAAGATCATGGATCGTTACAAGGACGAGTCCAGGAATATTCGTGATTCGGACGGCTCACGATTCAATGTGTTGTGGTCGAATGTCCAGACCCTCAAGGCGTCTACCTTCTCAAGGATTCCGCAGCCCGATGTTTCGCGACTGCACAGAGACAATGATCCAGTTGGGCGGGTAGCGTGCCTGATTCTGGAGCGGGCGCTGGAGTTTGAAATTGAGCACTACTCGGACTACAAGCAGACCCTCCGCCAGTCTGTCTATGACCGTTTTCTGGGTGGTAGGGGGATTGCATGGGTACGTTATGATCCAACCTTCACTAAATCGGACGTTGAAACCGAGATCACGGAAGATGTTGAGGCCGATAATCCTGTCTCTGAGAAACTTGATTTTGAGGCCGCGCCGACCGATTACGTACACTGGAAAGATTTTGGTCATTCGGTTGCGCGGACGTGGGAAGAAGTATCGATTGTCTGGCGAAAGGTCTATCTGACCCGCCAGGCATTGCAGGAGCGATTCGGGGAAGATGCGGATCGTATCCCATTAGATGCTTCGCCAACCGAGACCAAGAATACCGATCCGGACGGGGTAGATAAACGCGCCCTGATTATAGAGATATGGGACAAGGAAGCCGGGCGCGTGTTCTGGCTCTCAAAATCACTCGGTAAGTTTGTAGATGAGAAGGACGATCCACTCGATTTAGAGGGTTTTTTCCCATGCCCGCGTCCGCTTTACGCCACTCTAACCAATGACTCGCTAGTTCCGGTTCCTGACTTTACGTTATACCAGGACCAGGCCACACAATTAGACCTTCTATCCGACCGGATTGATGGACTGATTAAGGCGCTAAAAGTATTCGGCGTCTATGATTCGTCCATTCCGGAGCTGGCCAGACTGTTCAAAGAAGGCGGAAATACAGAACTATTGCCCGTAAAAAATTGGGGTGCTTTCGCGGAGAAGAATGGACTATCGGGATCGATCCAGCTAGTTGAAATTGCGCCTATTGCCCAGGCCCTGAACGATGCCTATACGGCATTTGAGCAGATCAAGAGCCAGATTTACGAGATCACCGGAATCAGCGACATACTTCGAGGCCAGACGCAGGCCAGCGAGACGGCGACCGCGCAGAACATAAAGAACAGCTACGCGACACTCAGGCTCAAGGTCTATCAGGACGAGGTTAGCCAGTACGCAACGAGTCTGCTACGCTTGAAGGCTCAGATAATCTGCAAGCACTTTGACGACATGACCATCCTCAAGATGGCCGGGGCCGATCAACTGTCTCCTGTAGACCAGCAAATGCTTCCGATGGCGATGCAGCTACTGCGAAACGATGCGTCCAGGAATTTTCGTGTGGATGTAGCGGCTGACACGTTGGTCTTTGCCGACGAACAGCAGGAAAAGCAGGACCGGATGGATTTTCTAAGTGCGACATCCGCGTTTATCGAGAAGATCGTCCAGGGCGCTTCCCAGGCTCCGCAGATAGTTCCGATAGCGATTGAACTGCTGAAGTTTGGCGTGGCCGGATTCAAGGTCGGTAAGACAATGGAAGGCGTGATCGACGAAGCGGCAGAACAGCTTAAATCACAACCCCAGCAACAACCTCCGAATCCGGAAATGGTAAAGGCGCAAGCCTCACAACAACAACAGCAGGCCCAGATTCAGCACGAGCAACAGGTCGAGCAGTTTAAGGCTCAAGCAGAAATTCAGATCGAGCAATCACGTATCCAGGCCGATACCCAGATCAAGCAGCAGCAGATGCAGAACGACGCGCAGAAGGAAGAGCTGAAGCTCCAGCACGACGCGGCATTGAAGCAGATGGACATTCAAATGCAGCAGCAACTGGCTATACAGCAACAAGATTTCGACCGCTGGAAATCTGAACTTGAAGCCACAACTCGCATCACCGTAGCACAGATTGGCGCTGGACTGATTAACTAAATATGCGATACAGACAGATAAAAATGGATGGTAAATGGGTGCTTGAGCCTATCGTAGATAGCTATCAGGCCAAATCTCCAGCCATAATGGGTGACTTCGATCCATACAAGTCCCAGGTGACAGGAGAGATGATCGAAGGCAGGAAAGCCCACCGTGAACATCTTAAGCGGCATAACGTCATCGAAATAGGAAACGAAAAGATCACTCCGCAAGCCGCTCGACCTGACCGGCTCAAGGAACAAATTGCCCGTCAGGTCTATTCTAAATTGCGTTATTGAAAGGGAAAATTATGACATTAGCAGTCGAACTTGTCGGTGCTCACCTAGCACCTGTAATCGCCTCGACGATGGGCGGAGTTCCATCCACACTTGCGGCAGCTGGAGCAAACCAGGGCACCGCAGCTAGGATAGGCACATCCATTGTAACCGTGACCGGAGCCACCGGAGCGAACGGCGTTATTCTGCCAGCTGGGATGCCTGGCGACGCCGTGACAATCTATTCCTCCACATCCACGAACGCCCTACTGGTTTATCCGCCTTCTGGGGCAGCCATCAACGCTGTCGCTACGAATGCCGCTTACAGCCAGACCGCGCAGACGACGCACCAATTCCGGTGTTTCTCGGCGACCAGTTGGCTAGCGACGTAATACCTAACCACTAACCAACAAGGCACCTTCTGGTGCTTTTTTTATGGAGTTGAGATGAGCGAGACCACTCTACGCGACACTCTTGCTGCAGCAGTCGAAGAATATCAAAGCCTTGGCAATGAAACCGAGTCCGAAGCGTCGGAACGGACACGGGATGAGCAAGGACGTTTCAAGGCCCAGGAAAAAGAAATCCAAGAGGAAATCAAGGCCGAGGA